CGACCATCTGATGATAGAGGGCAAAGTTTACTTCACGGGATGCGATCTTGCTCAAACACGCCTTGTCGGAAAAGTCCACTTTATAAATGGTCTTTTCAAGCGGTGCAAAATCCTGTAAAATGCTCTGGTCAAGAATATGCTTTTTTTAGGCAAGGTTTTGAGGAAACTTGCAATCCCTTGATAATGCTTGATTGTAGCGCAATCAGCCGAAATACGCAATCCCCAGATTCGCAATTTTGACTCTCTTTCCGTCGCACGAAGTAGTCAAAACGGGGGTCAAAAATCCCCTCAGTGTTGCATTCATGGAGGGGATTTTTGTCAAGCGTTTTTCTGCGAGATAATCTGTGCCCACTTCTTCGCGTCCTGCACACGCTTCCGTTCCTCCGGCGTGTTGACGCTGATGGAATGCAGTGCCGTCTCCACCTGCTGGATGGTCGGCACTGTGTCCAAGTCCGCGCTATGCGTCATGAGGACAACCGCGTCCCGACGCTTCTTGTCATCGGCAGATTCCTGCACGCTCTGTGCATCTGCTTTCGGGGCTGACCGCGTGGCGAGGTACTCACGCACTGTAATCAGCGCCGCCAAATCGCGGATGTTCTGCGGATTGTTGCCCTCTTCGATTGCCTTCTCAATCTGCCCATCAATCCACGTCAGCGTAACCACGCAGCCAGCCCCTTTCCGTTATGCTTCTTTCAGTTCTTCCAGCGCCCGCCGAATCACGTCACGCTTCCCCGGCTCGATGGTACGCATCAGCTCTTCTAATTCGTCCATCAGTCGCTTGTCCGTGCCGTCGTGGCGGCTGTACCGTCCGCGCATATCGCGTCCACGGCGGCTGTATCGGTCATCGCGATACATACCGTCATAGTTTCCCCGCGCTTCCCAGTCGTCGCCGCCGTGATTGCTGTACCCGTCCGCTTCCAGCATCTCAATCTTGTCGATGTTTTTGATGGTATCTGTCAGCTTATGCACAGCTTCAAGGTCGCCAGCAGACATATCCTGCTTTTCCGCAATTTCTTGCAGTTCTTCACAGAGTTTATCTTTGAGTTCATGCAGATATTTCATTGCGTTTCTCCTTTCCTCACGCAACCCGCGTGACAATCAGGTTGGCATTCTGCACGTCGATATCCACGCCAGCGGTATTCTTGACGCTGATAGTCGTGCAGCACCCCGCCGGAACATCAACAAAGGTATCGACGCTGACGTTCTGGTACTGCGCTGCTGCCGCAGGGGTGACGATGGCGGTAGAAGCCGGAAGCACCTCTCCCGCGATTGCAAGCGCGACAGAGATAGCTCCGGCAGTGCCGCCCGTCGGAATGGCGATATTGCCGCCAAAGTTTACGCGAAAACGCGCGCGGCACTGTCCATTGGTGATGCCTCGCAGCGTCACGATGCCAGAGCCTTCACGATGGACGATGCACCGAGTTGCGCAGACTGGCGTTGCAGTAAAAAGGACGTTGTTGCCATTGGCGACGGTTTGAGCCGCCGCCGCAGTATATTCAGCCATGATTTTTCTCCTTTCAGCGGCAGGGCGCGAATCAATCAACGCCCCGCCGCTTTTTCAGTTGCCGTTTGTCGGCTCATCCTGCACGGGCAGGAAGCTGTCTGGAGCTTAACCAGCGCAATACTGCGCCTGATTGCAGCAGAACGGATTGGCTACCGTGTACGCCGGAACAGGGCAAGGACGAATCGTATTCACCAGATACTGGTTCTGTGCTGCCTGAGACGCGGCGAGCTGCAAGCCGAAAATCTGCTGATTCTGCGCCGCAATCTTCTCGTCCTTCGCCTCGATGCGCTGTGCCGTCAGTGCGTCAATCACCGCTCGGGCGTTAGCGTTGGCGTTGTCCAAAATGTCGCGAACGCCGCTCTGAATGGTATTGCGAGTGTCACAGGCCTGAGTGGCAAGGTTGTAGTTTACGCCCTGGATTGCCGTCTGCGTCTTGCAGCAGCAATCCGCCGCCTGTGCCTGCATCGCGTTAAGCTGCTGCATGAGCGCGGTCTGCTGATTGGCGCGGGAGAGTTCCGCCTGAGCGAAGCCGTTAGCCATCTGCATCTGTACGCCATTGGTGAGCTGCGCCTGTGCGTAGAATCCATCACACAAGCCGCTGTTCACGTTGTCGATTTTCCGCTCGATATTGGCGAAGTCGGAGGTGAGGACGTAACCGTCCATGACAGAACCCTGTCCACCGTTGCGATTGCCAAAGCCACCCCAGCTATTATTGCCCCACCCGCAGAAGACGAAGAGGAAGAGGATAATAATCCACCACGCACCGTTTCCGCCGAACATGCCGTCGCCGTTCTGGTTGCTGTTTCTGCCGGAAAGCAGAGCCACGTCAGAAGCGGAGAGTTCCGAAGTCATACTCATTGTTTTTCTCCTTTCGGATTTTTGAAGTATATGCTAAATTGTTGCGCAACAAATATAGCCAAAGTTAAGAACCGAGGAACGACTGGAACATCTGCGCCGCCTGTTGCAGTTGGTTAAGCTGGTTTTGCGAGATTTTGCCGGAGAGGAACGACTGGAACATCTGCGCCGCCTGTTGCAGTTGGTTAAGCTGGTTTTGCGAGATTTTGCCGGATGCAATCAGCTTGCGCACCTCCTGCTCCGGGTCGCCCTGAAACGTCGCCTTGAACTGCTGGAACTGCTGCATCATCTGCTGGAAATTTCCCAGCGCTCCGGGCATCTGCCCGCCGCCGAGTGCGTTAAACAGTGGGTTCATCCTGCGTTACCCCCTTCTTCTTGCGCCCTTCCAGCGCTTCAAGGCGCTTTGTAAGCGTGTTGAGTTCGTCCCGCGTCACGTACTCCGGAGCGTCCTGCGCGCTGCTTGATGGCTTTACGGATGCATTGCGCTCCGTGTAATCAAACGTGCGCATGGACGGCATTCCTGCCGCGTCCGCTGACTTGATGTAAAACGTCTGCTTCTCGCTATCCATCAAGAGAACGCTCGAACCGTTGGCGACAAGGTAGCTCTTCGCTCCGGCTTCACCCTGCACCCAAATCAGTCCGTTGCTTGATGGCTGTGCTGGCTGCTGTGCGGCTCGAAGCTGCGCAAGCTGGTCAGGCATTGCCGTTTGCTGCGCGTTATAATACGGAATCTGTGGATAATATTGTGGATAACCATACGCCATACATCAATCCTCCCTCTCCCAATAATACGCTGGTATTTCCGCGCCGCTATCCCATGCGTCGTACCAGTCCCCGTTTACGGCACACACAACGTGGTCGCCGATGCCGAGGACGTACACACCGCGCGGATGCTCACGGCAGAAATCCGCGACGGTGTAGCAGATTGGACAAGTATCCGGCAGGGCGTGGCGCGTGAATCCGCGCTCATGCAAGTAACGCCCCCAAACGTGGTTGGCGTTAGGCATATCTCCGCAGTCATAGCCCAGCGCACAGAGCGCCGCATAGGTGCTTCCCCACGTCTCCCCTGACGCTTTTGATGCTGCACGGACAGCGCAATCCCCGACGCGCAAGCCGCGCGGATTAGGGTTGTAGTGGATATACACCGCGCCACCTCCTACTGATTATAGTATAGGAGATTCTGGCGGTTGGGAAATGCAGACAAAGCGCTGGAAAGATGCAAAAAAACTTGCGAAAAATCTTAAAAAGGTATTGACAAGGTATATACCTTGTGATATAATAAATAGTGTCAAGGGGAGGTACAAAAAGAACCCCGGACAGAAAGAGGTAACGAGTATGGCAAAAGCAATTGCAACCTACAAATGCCCTGATTGCGGTGCGAACATTGAGCGCAGCATTGACGGCTGCAACCGCCGGGACGCGGACAGCAAAAAGGAATGGGCGGAAGCTCATCCCCTCCTTTGCGCCGACTGCTACCGCAAGCAACAGCACAAGCAGCAGCGCGAAGCGGCGGCGGCATTGAGCCTTCCCATTATTCACGGCGTGAGCGACAAGCAAGTCGAATACGCCACAGACTTGCGTGCGAAATTTGCGGCGCAGCACGAAAAGGCAGTTGCAGATGCTATCTCTACCCGCGACGACCACGACAAGCAAGCCGCGATTGCGGCGGCGGCGGAAAAAGTGGGGGTGACCATAGAGGCATTTATTCGCCAAAACCTTGACAAGTTTCCGTACAAGTGGTTATATGCCGCATATGTCGTCGCAACCGCCACCGAGGCGAGGGACATCATTGATACGCTTACAGCCCAATAACGCCCCCGAAATCATTTTAGGCGATGAAAGGAGCAGCACAATGAAGAACGCAGGGCGCGTCAGCGTTGACCTTGCGCCAATCGTAGCGCGCGCAATGGCATTCCTCAACCCCGACGCGGTGGAGCGGTTTTATGCGCTGTCACCAGCGAAATACTATGCGGACACCATGCGCGGCGCTGGCAAGTCGTCTGTCGCAATTACTGCCGGACGCGCGGAACAGCAGATTGTTTCCGCTCACGCGCTGGGCATTCTCCGCGCCGCCGAGGAAGCCACCATTCGCGGACTTCTCCGCGCGGTTGACCGCAAAACATACGATAAAACGCATGATGCCATTAAGTCATCCCCGCAGGGCGCGGAAATTTCGCTTGATTCCTGCCTGATTTTCGACCAAAATCTCGATACTGCGCTTTATCGCACGATGCTTGCATTCTTCCAGATTCTTGTTTCCGGAAGAAAAGTCGCCAGCAATGACAGCTTCGCCGACCTCTCGGACTGGCTTTTGTTGCAGTCTAACATCAAAAGCATCCGAAAAGAGCAGACGACCGCGGACGATAAAAAAGTCCTGCAAAAACATTTGGGAAAGCTGCCTGTCGCTGGCTTCGGCGACCTGTACGACCGTTTTGCTGTAGAAGCGATTGACGAGTTCGCGCTCATGTACGATGGCGCTGGCATTGATGTCTCGGATTACACCGCCGACATTCGCATCAATGCGGATGATGCCGCTATCATCTTGTCCGATACGCCGACAAAAACAGCGCTCAATGCCGCGTCGCTGATGGTTGCCCGTGCAATCCAAAAGGACAAGGCATTTTGCATCGACAAAATCCTTCGCGGCGACGCTGCCGCCTTGGAAGCGGCACGAATCGCGCAGGAAAAAGCCGAGCAGCGCACCGCCGCCGCAGAAAAGCGCATTGCCGAGCTGGAAGCTGCCATCCGTCAGCAGGAGAAGGACGCGCAGAAATCATTCGCTGCCATCCAGGCGCACGAAGCGGATGCACAGGAGCTGACCGCCCTTCGCGACGCGCTCTGGCGCAGCGCACAGGAGGACACGCAGGAAGCCCCCGGCGACACGCAACGCCCCAGAATCATTCCTGACGGTGTTGTCATCGTCGGCGGGCATCCCGCATGGGCGCGCCGCCTGACCGAGCGATTTCCATCCATCCGCGCTTATCCGCACGGCACGACTTGCCCGGAAATCGTCATCCGCAGCGCGTCGGAATTATGGATTCAGGCGGCGTATATGTCGCATACCGAGTTTTACGCCGTCATCGACGTTGCGCGCGGTTGCGGCATTTCCGTCCATTATTTCAGCGGGACGGGGACGACAACAGCAATTGATAATCTGCTTAAAGGATAGGGAGGAACAAGAAATGATAAAAAAAGATGGGAATAGAATCGTCAAGTGCATCATTGTGACGCGCGAACAGGATGCGCAGATTAAAGCAATTGGGCGGCAAATCGGGCTGAGTGATTCGGCGGTTATCCGTCTCGCAGTGTCGCAGTGGCTTGCGGAAAGAACGCAAAAAACTTGCGAAAAATCTTAAAAAGGTATTGACAAGGTATATACCTTGTGATATAATAAATAGTGTCAAGGGGAGGTACAAAATAAAACCCCGGACAGAAAGAGGTAACGAGTATGGATTTTAAGGAAATCATGGAGATTGCAGATAACATGGACGTCGAAGCTACGGCAGAAAAGATTCTTGCGGAGATGGAGAGGGAGGCAGAAAAGGAAGATGAATGTTTGAATTTTTACGACTGGGGTCTTCGCAACGATGACCGGGAGTTCTGCGTTGGAGATAGCATCCCCAACTCGTACAATTGGTACGACGGAGAGATGAGCGATGAGGAACTTGATGGCGTCTGTGCAACGCACATTGTTATCGCAAATTCGCGTGAAAAACAGCTCAAGAATATCGCGCGGGCGTTGCGCATTAACAAGGCGTATTATAATGAGCACATGTACCTGATGCGCTGCGAAGGAGACAATAGCCATGTTGGCGAGGACGAGTATGAGATTGTCATGCGCGATGCAGAGGTCGCTATGGTTATTAGATAATCGGCAAGGAGGGCAAATGCAAATGGATAAGACTTGTCCAATATGCGGTAGGCAGGTTCCTGACGGGCGGGTTGCTACAAAATAAGCGAGGAACGCGTTGTCCGCGTGACGGAGGTCTCGGACTAAGTAGCACGGTTTTCCCCCCCCCGCTCGACAATATCGTCGGTGGGGGGTTTTGAGGTGATAAAATGGGAAGCACAAACATTTGGAAGGTGCAAGCGCCTAACGGCACAATCTACCGTACAAATCAATTGCGTAGGTTTATGTTTTCGCACCCGGAATGGTTTGCAAAACCTGACACGCAATATGTGTCGGCGTACAATTTCGTGCTAAAAAAGGGGCAGAAATTGTGTATGTTTGCGAATGGGTGGATAGTTTTGTTTAATGACGCCTGCCCTGACATTTTACCATCAATTCATTGGTGGCAAGCAAAATCGCCGGATGCCAAAGAACACTTTATCCTCCAAGAAAAATATCAACATTTTCTTAAAACGTGCGGTTATTTTGATTTGGGCGATGAACCGTACTGGATGTTTCGGGACGGCTTCAAAAAGGCGCGCGAATCAGGCGTACCAGTCAACCTAAAAAATGGCTGGATAATCGTGCGCCCCGTATCGCTCGACGAGTTCCCGGTGGTCGACATTGTTTGCGATATAAGCAAGCCGGAATATATCCCCGACGAGAACGGCAATTCTCGCCCAAAACGCCTGAATGACGTTCACAGCCACCCCAAGCGCAGTCAGTTGCAATGGACACTTGCAGACCCCGACGGAAACATATACCGCGTGGAAAATCTGTTTGCTTTCCTGCGGGAGCGCTCCGAGACTTTCCCGAATGCGCGTTCAGCCAATGCGATGTTTTCCCAGATTATCGCCATCCGCTGCGGATTTGGAAAAGGAAAAAAATTGACGCTGAAAAACGGTTGGACTGCGCTCGACCGCTCCGACGTCCACGACCTCATTGAAAAAAACAAGACACGCCTTGAAAAACAGCCTGCGCGCCGTGAAGGACAGGCTGCGCACCGTAAAATCAGTGAGATGCAGTGGACGCTTGCAGACCACGACGGAAACATATATCATGTGGCACATCTGCTTGCGTTCCTTCGGGAGCGCCCCGAAATTTTCCCGAATGCGCGGTCAGCCATTTCGCGGCTATCTCAGATTGTCGCCATCCGTAGCGGTACGCGCACGCGTGGTGATTTGACGCTTGAAAACGGTTGGACTGCGCTCGACCGCTCCGACGTCCACATCCTTATTGAGAAAAACAAGCCGCATCTTGCGGAACAAATGGCGCGGCAAGCAAGGGAAAAGAAGCGAACGTACTATGCCGTGTGGTATAGTAACGAGCATGATTGCTTTGCTTATACCCCGGAAGAGCAGCGTAACCTTGCTTTGGCGCACGTCGTCGCTTTTAAGAGCGAAAAAAAACGCGCCGACTGGGTCAACGAGAAAGTCGCAGCGTACCGCGTACCATGCAGCGCATATCAGGCGCGCTATTATGTGTACTGGCATCAGGAAAAAATAGAGGTCATCGGCTAACATCAACAGGAGGACACCATGCCGGAAAAGCAAAAAGAACAGCTTATTTCGCAAACCGCCGTATTGTCCATGGGCTTCACCAAGTCCATGATAGACAAGTTGCTGCCGCCGCCCGTCCTAAAACGGAATCCGCATTATGCGTCCTCCGCGCCCATGAAACTGTGGCGCGAGGAAGATGTACGTTCCGCCATGGAGACGCAGGATTTCCAGACGATGGCGGCAAAAGCAGCCGCACGGAAAGCAGCGTCCGCAAAAGCCGTCGAAACGAAGCGAAAGAACGCCGAAGCTATTGCCGATGACCTCATTGCTTCCATCCACGTTACGCGCTGGGATATGTCCGTTCTGGAAGAGGCGACGCTGAACGCAAAGCAAGAATGGTATTTGGAGCATGGCAATGTGGATATATTGTCCCCGAACACCGAGACGCTGGAACGCTGGATGGTTAATTTCATCCGCCATAACCTCTGTGAGTATGACGACAAATTGATTGACCTTTTCGGGCTTGTCGGCAAGGAAGAGCTGTACCATCGCCTAAAAAGCGAAACCCTTGCGAAAATCGCAGGGGTATATCCAGAACTTGACGTTGAGTGCAAGCGTCAGGCGCAAGAATAGTGCGCAACAAAAAAGACCGGGACATTACGTCCCGGCTTTCTTTATATTCCGCTTGGGTAAAATCTCGGAGTATTTCTGCGCTTCGTCGTACTTGGTTTTTAGCGTATGTATAATATAATCAATCTTGCGAATGCTCATATTGTACTGCATCGACTGCTTTGTGCGTGTCCAGCCTTTCGCCCGCGACCTGATAATCAGCTCCTCTTCGTCCGACAAACAGGCTTCATCCACAAAAGCATCCACAACCGCTTTTGTCCATACGACTTCGCGGCTCATGTGTTACTCCTTAGGTTTATCCTTGCCCTCTGCGACCGCCGCCGCGTCCGTCATGCCCTCGCCGATGATGTAGGCGATGACCGTAGCACCCGCCATGATGATGCTGCCGACCTGTGTTGCGGTTTCATCCGCCACGCCGAACGCCATAATCAGCATGGTCACAAAGGATACAACTGCCGCCCAGAACTTGCGGCTTGTCAGCTTGCGCTTCAAATTCTCACTCATTTTGCATTTCCTCCCTTTAGGGCATTGCCCCTCAACCAATTATCAATTTCCCTGCTTGCCGCCGTCATTTCGTCGGCGTTGCCGTTGTGTAACTCATGCTCCAAAAGTGCCTGTACTCCGGCGCACGTTACCATCAGTCCGTCACGCAAGCCGCCGATACGCTCATCATGCCCGTCAAGGCGGCGCTTGTCTGTGTCCAGCTTGCGATTGATGTCTGACACGCTGGATGCCAGCGCGTTTGTTGGCTGCTCCTGTCTCTTGCGTTCATCCCGCGCATTTTTCCGCGCGGTATAAAATGTATTGTATGCTCCCAGCAGGACGAGAATCACGCCCAGCGCCAGAATCAGTTTATCAGCGGTGAGGTTTTCCATGTTAGCCGACACCACCTTCCAGCGCTGTGACGCGTTCCTCCAGCTTTTCGACGCGTTCCGCAAGCTCGTCAAGCGTGGGTGTTTCCGATTTGGAAATACCCACGTCAACAAACTCCTCCATCATGTAACCCTGATTCGTCTCCGTCTCGACGTGAAGCCATCCGCCACTATTCCCGATGACGTTGACAGTCGTGCCGATTTTGACCTTTTCCAGCACCTTTGCGGATTTGCTCGGCTCTGCGCGAAGGTTGACTGTGCTGCCGCTCTGCGCTGTCACACGTCCGACGCAAATAACATCGTTGTTATCATCCACCATTGGTGTATCCTCCTTGTATTCGACCTTTTTGAGGTATCCTGCACACGTCCACGACTTGACGGGTGAAGCGACGAAGCCTGTTGCGCTGCTCTGCGCATTGAGAACCTTGCCGTCCTCACCCATCATCCCGATGTGGTAAAAATCCCTCAAGTCGCCGTTGTAGTATTTGCCGCCCTGCTTGTAGCTGGATGGCAAGGCATACCGCGAATCACCCGGATTCCGGCACTTAAAAACCGCCATTCCGGGCTTTGCGGCGGATATTGGGACAAGCTCAACAATTTCCGTCCGCGCAATGCGGTTGCTGCCGTGGTAGATGCGCTGTCCGTGCTGACGGTATGCCCACACAAACGCCCCGGAGCAGTCAACGTTCCCCGTCTCCGATGCACCAGCCGTATACTTCCAGTGCTCGGCAAGCATCCGCTGGAAGTCGCCCAGAATGTCGGATACTGCGATTTTGAGCATGATGACACCTCCTCAAACTTGGTACTAACTTGGTACTAACTTGCAATTAACTTGCTACCAATTGCAACTTAGATTGCCGCTACTCCCTCATTTTCCACCGCGTCCAGCGAATCATAGTACGCCTGCGCCAGCGTCTCAATTTCCGCGATGTCGCCCTCCGTCAGCAGTCCGTTGTCAAGGTGCGTGTACGCCTTATCGAGCCAAAACGCCACATCGCGCCCCGCAGAAATCTCGCGCTTAATCGCGCGCAGCGTCAAATCGTGTCGTGCCTTACTGTTGATTGCCATAAAGATACCTCCTTAATTTTGCGTCATGGACGCAATCGCATCCTCAAGATTTTTGATTACAATGGTTACGTCTCGCTGATACGTTGCCGTCGCGCCAGCGCCGCCGCTTGTGCTGATGACGGTCGTCGGGGCGTAGGTGGTCAGCGCTTTGTACGCGGCAATTTCAGCAGCGGAAAGGGCGGTTTCGACGGGTGTTGCAAGCGATGTCAAAACATACACCTCTTTCGCGTCGAGGAATGCTTTGAACTCATCAAGTGTTGATGTGCCTTTTTGCGCATAGGCAAAGCCGATGAGGTTGTTTTGATTTGCGATAGCGCCGCCGACAACTTCCGAACCTACGGTGGTGGAAAAGTGCGTACAAAGAACATTTGTCGCAGAAGTGCCAGCGAACCAAGCAAAGTATCTATCAACCTTTTGTCCGGACGTCTGCCAGTTGAGCGAAGACGTCACCTTGATTTTGGTGATGCGCTGCACGCGCACCCCGCGCGCCAAGTCCACCTCATCGCACACCCACTGCTGACCGTTTTCGTCCGTGTAGTTCCCGCCGGAGGAAACCGGGATGCCCGGAAGCGCATTCGGCGTTTGCAGTGTCAGCGTCTGCGATTCGTTTGCGCCGTCCGACACCGTGACCGTTACCGTTCCGCCGTCACCCGCGCTGACAATCGGCACGGGCGCATCCGGGAGCGGCGTACCGTCCTGCGTGCTTTTGCCGCAGACACGCAGTCCGACAAGAGGCGCGGCGAAAGCATCTGTTGTTGTAATCGACGCGCCGGACACGCTGCCAGACAAAACGTTCGCGCGCGCGGAAAGCGTGTTGGCGGTATTCGTAACCGCGCGGATAGCGTCGCCAGCAGCTTTCGCGTCCGCCGCGCGGTTTCCCAGCGTCAGCGTCTTGTCCGTCACCAGCGGCGTTGGAATCCCGCCATTCGCGCCAACACCATAGAGCGCCTGAATCACACCAATTGTGCTTGCGTCAACCATTCGTGCCACCTCCCAGCTTCACCCACGTCCCGTTTGCGTCCTTCTGCCACATCGACCCGAATCCGGCGGTGTACGCCAGACTGCCGATGCTTCCAGACTTCCCCGGCTCTGTGCCATTGGAGATGTCGGCGGCGTTATCCAACATCCACTCAACATAGTCCGTGTGGATAGTCTCGCCGTTATTCCTGCGGATTAGATTCCACGCCATTTTGTGCCGCCTCCTTAATTGTGATGATGATACTATCCGATTCCAGCCCGACGTTGCTGCTCGCGTCAACCGCCTGGAATGCAACAATCCGCGTTCCGCTGCCGGTAGATTGAAACTGCTTTATGAACGTTATCGTTTCCTGCTGAACGTCATAGATTCGCTCGTTTACTGCGCCGTCCACAAGGAAACGGATTGATGCCGCGTTCTTCTGCGTCACCGTGAACGTCACGCTCTCGCCGACAGCGATTGTCGTTTTGTCCGCCTCAACGCTGACGATTCGCGGGCGCTGTGCCTCAAGCGCTGATACATCATCCTTCCACGCTGCGTATAGCTTGCTATAATTTTGCGCGGCGGTGTTTGAGCGATACGCACCCATTTGCAGCAGTTCCAGAAGTAACAATTTTTCCTCATCCGTGATATACTTCCCCAGAAACTGCTGTGCTGCGGATGTTGCGCTTTCTGCCGCTGCATTCGCGCTTGCCGCTGCGTTTTTGCAGTCTTCCACCTTTGCAAGCACCGTCGTAATGTCGGGGATGACGTTATCAGGGTCGTACACTGTCCCGGTTGCCCCTGCCGCGACGCGCCCCTCAAGCCACAAGATAGCCGTCGTGTCCTCGCCGACCGTCGCCGTAACCATCAGGCGGAAACGCCCCACAACCGCGTAACAAGCGGCGGAAAGCGTCACGGATGCCACGCCGTCGCTAACCGTGCCTTGGAGAAGAATCGTCGGGTTTTCGTCCGTGCTTGCAACGCTGTCCAGCCTGATAAAGCTGCCGACAATCGTTGCGCCCGAATCCATGCTGTACGGCGCGCCGTCCTTCTCAAACGCGATTTTCAGCGTGTGGGCGTTTGCTTCGCCTTGCACGAGCGCCGCTTTAAGCGGTGTCATCCGCAACCCGGCAGACAGATTGCAAGTATAATTCAACTCATTCATGCGTCCTCCTTATTCCGTTCCGGCGGAAATAAGTCCACTCTTGCCGCCCAGCGCCTCGATGATGCCGCTGACGCTCTTGCCCTCCGTGGACATGGTGACTTGTACCTTCTGCGGCTCAAGCAGCACATTGTCCGCGTTAAGTGTGAGAATGCGCTCATCGTAGCAGCGCCCGAATTTAGGCATTGCAACCCGGCAGATGCTCCCCAGCCGGAAATGGTCATACGGCAAACCTGTTATGGCGGAAAGCTCCACAAGGGAAACGTCGATGGAAATCGGCGGGGTTTTCTTTTTCGCCAGTTCCTTCTTTGCGTTTTCCAACAGCGTTTCCTTGTCCGTGATGCTGTTATCGGAGTATTTGCCGCATACGATGCCCCACTCTTCGATGGTGTCCGCGTCGATGTAGTCTTTGCCATCGTTTACCGTGCCAACGGTGATGCCGTTTTTGCCGTATGCGTACATCCGGGTCACAAGGTCGTCGCGGTCGGTGCTGACCGTTGCGCTGGTTAGCGCGCCGTTAAAACGCGCTTCGCACGAGACTGTGTTTGGCATATTAACGAGGTTGAGCGTCCACGGATGGGTGGAAAAGTCGTACTGCCACATCATTTCAGCGGGCGACAAGTTCTTGACGTTATTGATTGCTGTCCAAATGTTCGTCCCCGCGTCGAAATCGTATGTGAGGTGTTGCGATAACTCGCACGTCCCCATCTGCCAGCGTGTTTCCGGCTGGTAGGTGAGAAGCTGTGCTAGCACGTCAACCGCGTCAACGGATGCGCTGCCGATTTTTAGCTGCTCCGGAAGAAGCCCGTCCATCAGCGTAGAAATGGCGTGGTCGAGGTTGACTTCCTGCGTCGCATAATTTCTGTAAGTCTGCGTGTCCGAGCGCAAGCGGAAGATGCCGACGCTGCCGCCGATGTGGTACAACTCCACAAACTGCGTTGCATCCATCCATGTGCCATCCACGAGCGTCATGCTCGCGGTGGAAATGTCGTCGATTGTTAGCGACAAAGACAGTGAAGAAGGGCGCAAGCGCTTGATTTCCCGCAGATTTTTGTCCAAAAGGCGCGGCAAACGGACGTTGTTGGTGTATGCCTTGCTTGCGTCTGGGTCGGGGATGATGCCGGAAACATAGTCGATTGTGAGGTAGATGTCGCTAACGTCTACGTTAAAAGTCCGCTCCTTTGTATCCATGTAAACTCTATCCCAAAGCTGGAAAGATAGCGTTACAGTAAGCGACGCAGTGCTTGCGCCATCAGGAAGCGTCACCGTTGCAAATCCGGCTTCGTCAACGTGGATGTCGTTCACGTCCTGTTTCCGCTGATTTCCCCAAGAGTCGCGCTTGAAGTCTGCGTGCACTCGTGCGGATGTAATCACTGCATCAGCCGGGAGCACAACCGGGAACGTGACCTTCGCTCTCCCTATTGTTGGATATCCTTTCTCCATTTTCCAACCGTTTGGGTCGTCTTTATCGTAATTGATAACAAGGAAACACTTTGTTTTTGACGTTAGTGTTACTTCCTGCGGTGTGCCGTATGCTTTGTAGTTAATATTTCCGCCCCCTTGCCGTAACCGTTAGCGACAAAAGCCCGTCGCCGCTGAACGACACCTTATTGATTCCGGGTTTTAGCGTGATTTCGTCGGCGGACTGCCCGTTTCGGTTTCCCATTGCGGATTGTCCTGCCGCCGTGATTTGCTGGATGCCGTTATCGTCGTGTTCTATGCGGATTTCCTCGCCCGTCTTTACGCTGATATTCGTCAGCGAGATTTTTTCGCTTCCGCAACTGATTGCAACGTTTGTCAGCGGGTCGATTGCCACAAAAACCGCTTCAAGCGGACAAGGCATTTCCCCGCGGTTGAAAACCGTCAGGATGCCACTTTTGCTTGCTTCAACTGTTTCCATTTTGGAAACAGTTGCTTCCTCCCACCACGGGCGCTGGTATGCCGTCAGCTTGATTCCCAGCGTATCCGTCCATTTGAGCGCGGAAACACTCGCTGCCTCGATGCTGTCGATGTATAATCGCTGTTCCGGGCGGTATGACGTGCGCAGGTACTGTCCACCGCTGCCCCAGCGCATGATTTTACCGAGGACAAGCTGCCTGTGAATGGTGTTTGCTTCGTGGATTTCCACGGCGATTGTTACCGTGATGGACTGCCGAAGCTGCCCGGTGAGGTACATCCCCCCGCCGGGGCGTGCTTCGGTTGTCACTGCTTCCTTCGGCGCGTCCTCCGAAATGTCGATGATGATGATGGACGGGTCGAGGTCTTCCAGCGCTTCTTCTCCCATCCATGCGCGGTATCGCGTTACCATTTAGCGCGCCACCTCCATCAGATTTCCACGGATGCCCCTGCCGATTATCTTATTGACGATAGGCGCAACCGCCGTTGCGACGGTTTTGCCATCCACGCTGAATGTGTTATTGATGGTTGTTGGCGGAAGCCCGGAAACCGCGTTCGCAATTTCGTCCGGGTTTGCCACCTGAACGAAAAGAACGCCGTCGCCATTGCTGAAGATGTTTGGTGCGCTGTTGTTTTTCAGGCTTTCCTTGTAGTTCTCCATCATTTCTCCAAGCGTATTGAAAATAGACTGCGTTACAAATCCTTCCTGTATCGTTCTACTTTCGATTTCTTTTGCTGCGTCAATGGCGCTTTCGATGGCGGAGAAAATATTGCCGCCCGTTGTTTTTTCTTGCTGTTCGCTCGAAGGTGCGCCGATGTATGTATTCGGCACAAATTTAGGGTGCGCTTCGTTGGCAATAATCGTGTCCATCATATACAGTGGCGGCATGTCTTTTGTTGCTCGATTATTCCACTGCTCCGCTTCTGCGGCTTCACGCTGACGCTGGTTTTCCTCCATGCGCTGTTCCAAAATATCAACGATGTCGTTCATCTCCTGCGTCTTCATCTCAACGAGCCGATTCCACCGCTGCGCGCGGGCTTTGATGTCGTCGGGCATTAGCCCATCTTCAATCATGTCCGCATAGCCGCTTCGCGCTCGTGCCTCTATCGCATGTAGCGCTTTTGCTTCGTCTTTGTTAAAGGCGTTTTTATCTTTTGCAACGTCGTCGAACATGTCTGCATATCCTTCACGCGCACCGCCAAAGTCATGAACCCACGGTTTGTTCTCGAGGTCGTTTTCGATTTTGACGAATCCATACTTTTCAAGCAATTGGTTGATGCCCGGAAGTTCTTCTTCAAGCGCTTTCTTCAGGTCGTCGATGCCCGCCAAAAATGCGTTCTTGTTTTCCGCCATTTCCGCCGTGATTGCGGCTGACTGGTCGTAAATCTCCGCGAGTTCTTCAACCTTTTTGCGCATATCCTGATAAGTGTCATCCGTGGCAAGCGATAATTCGGTTGCAGTTTCCGAAATGGACTTCTCGGCTTCGCGGGCAAGCTGATAATCTGCATTGAGCTGCTTTATCTCTTCCGGGGTAAGATTCAGCAGTTGCGAAAGGTAAGCATCATTTTCTTTCGAGTAAGTTGTAAGCCCCTGCAAGATGCCAACATCGACACCAGCTGCTTGTGCTTGCTTCAGCGCATCGTTGTGCGCGTTCAAAGAAGCTGCGTTCGTTTTGTACCAACTCAACACGTTTTCTTTGCTGTAATCGGTTTCAAGCAGCTTTTTCATTTCCGCCTGCGTGTGTTTGACCATGTAGCCCATACCCGACGCAACGCCTTTGTAAGATTTTTGCATCTTCTCAAGCGTGTCTTGGCGGTAGGTGTCAAGGTCTTTCAGCGCGGTTTTGAGGTCTTCGAGGGCTTTCTTCTCTGCGTCAACGGCGGCTTTGAAGTCGGAATTTAGTTTTGCCTTGCGCCCTTCCGGGCTATTTACATATTCCTCCCGGCTTTTCTTTACATCGTCCAGCGCGACTGCCGCTGCTTCGGCTTGCGGAACAAGCTCTGCAAGTTCTTCCTTTTCGCTTTCAAGCTCCACTTTTTCTTGTGCAAGCGGGTCTTTCGCGGCGTTCTGTGCGTTTCTAAAAAGGTCGAAATAGTAAATTTGTTCAGCGTTCAGCCCTGTGGCAAGTCCTCCCAGATTGGCGTACGGATTTTCGGTGCTGGTTGCATAGGCATAACTTCGCACATCGCTTGATGGCATATTACGAGCCGTTTGGTAGTCAGGCTCGTAGCCATATCGTTGTGCGTATGTACGCCATGCATCTTCTACGCGCTTATCGTATAGTTTTTGTAGTTCGTCGCTGCTTTGAATGAGCAATTCCCTTTTTGCAATATCCGCTTCTGTCTCCGCGATTTGCGTCTGCAAATCATCATACCTTTTCTGCGCATCGGATACCGCTTGGTCGTAGCTGTTGTATTTCGTTACACCATGCAATGTGTCAACGTAATTCTGTATGGCTTCATCGTTGCCGATGATTGCATCAGTTGTAAGGTCGACGTACTGTGACAACCCCGGCATAACGTCTTTCAAGGCTTCCAGCGCGGCGCGCCATTCCTCCGTGGATTTTACTGCGTCGCCGCTCTCATCCTCTATACTCCGCATGGAATCAACGATTGTGAGCGAACGCTGGTATGCCACTTCTGCAGCAAACAGCGATTCGTCGCGTTCGGAATAGATTTTCTCGATTGCCGTTTGCTGGTATGACTTGTCAGACAGCACGTTGTTAAGCAGCGAAATCGCGGGCGTTACAACGCCCAGCAGACCCTTGCCAAACTCCGTCTTGATGCGGTCGAGGTTGGTTTGCAGCTTGCGCATCTCGTTCGAGAAGCTGTCCCCGGTTCGCGCGAAGTCGCCCTGCGCGTCCTTCGTGGCTTCCAGCAGATACTGATAGCGCAACGTCGCTTGTTCCGCCTGCGACATCTTATCAAACGCCTTGTTCATGCCCTTTTCGAGGGCAAAGGCGTTCAGGTTCGCAACGGACATATTGATGCCGAGCGCCTTCAACGGTTCTGTTTCCCCGGAAATGCCGGAGCGGATTTTCTCAAATGCTGTATCGTGGTCGAGGTTGTAGAACGACGCCATATCCGCCGCCAGCCCCGCCATATCCATAGACATTTGGAGAACTTGGTCATCCGCGATGCCCATGGATTTCAGCATAGCGCCCAGCGTGGACGAATACTGTTTAGCCTTGGTTTCCGTGATGCCGTAAGCGTTCAGCGCCTCCTGCGCCCACTTGTTGATGGTGGACGCGGAATCCTCAAACGTCACATCAACAACGTTCTGCGTCTCCACAAGGTCGGACGCAAGTCCGATTGATTCGCTAATTGAACCCGTGACGCCGTCGATAATGCTATTGATGCCATTCACTGCCATGTTGGCAAGGAACTGCCCGCTTGCAATATCGCCAATCACATCGAGGCGGCTCAAAAATCCGCTCAGCACACCGCCGCCCGAATCGCCAGAACCGCCGCCGTCTGCGGCTTGCTGCAAAGACTGGATTTGCTGCTGCAAACGCTGGATTTCCTCCGCCGCTTGCGTGGACTGCTGCTGCGCTTGCTGCAATTCCATTTGGAAACGTCCGCCGTCAAACGTCGGATGAATAGCAAGGCTGTTTAGCTCTTGCTGAAACTGCTGCATTTCCTGCCGGATCTTATTCAGCTCTTGCGTGTATCCGCTTGTATCAATCTTAAAACTTGCGTACAACTCAAATGCTTCCGCCATCTTCTGCACCTCCCCTCGCCATTAGTCCGTTTATAATATCGTCGCAGATTTCCTCTGCTGTTTTTTGCTTTGTTTCATGTTTTTCTTCGCCGAAAACGTCGCTATATGATGGGATTTCCAGATTAGCGCCGCCGAACGACGAGATAGCAAGCACCGTCATCCACGCCATATTAGCCATGTAGCAACGTTTTGCTTCCTCCTGCGTTTCATGCGCCAGAAGCACCCCCAGCGCGTGAACGTTTCGAGGGCGGTACTTGTACAGCACAGGGATTACATGATGCACCCCAGACGAAGCGCAAAGGTAAAAAAAGCAAACAGCGAATCGAGAGTGTCCTTGTCCATCATGGCGGCGGTTTCCGTGAAGTCCATTTCTGCGACTTCCTCCGCCGTCTTGCCGTGCATCGCGCCGAGAATGCCCATTGTTTCCTTTGGATGCTTGGCGTACAAAATCGGAAGCATCTTCATCAGGATGTCGCGCCCGACAACGTCGCCCTTGCTCTTTTCTTCCACAAAGGCTTTCATTTCCTTGCTATTTACCAGCTTGTCGATGTAGGGAATGGCGTTCGCCATCTGCTCAAATGCGGTTGCGGTATTCATGCGTTTTCCTCCTCAAAATTCACGAAAGTGCGGCAGGGCGCGAACCCTGCCGCGTGTTGTTAGGCGGCAGGGTCGAAGAAAATGACCTCACAAGGTGCATATCCGTCGGTTTCCAGACCGTCCTGATGCGCGGTAAATTCCACCGGGATAGTACCCTCGCCCTTGTCCGTCCACGTCAGCGTTGCGCCCGCCGTGTTCAGCGCGTTTTTGATGGCAATCAGCACATAGCCCTTCGAGGTGTCGCCCACCCAGACGAGACTCTCAATATAGTCTGCGTCCTTAATATCGGTGCGAATCTTAATAGTGTGCTTCTTCTCCGTGTCCGTTACGTCGGCAGTGCCGAAAGACCGCTTAAGGTTGGTAGCATTGATTTCCAGCAGGGTAGTCGTCAGCTTGATAGTCCAGCCATCGTTGACGCTGCTGCCTTTCCATTCCTCGCGCTTGCCGTCCGCCTCGATGCTGCGCGTGTTGGGCGTGCAGACGAACGTGCCGCCGCCGCGCGTCGCGCCAATCAGTGCAGATCCGCTTGTCTTTTCGCGCTCCGTTTTCAGCAGCGCGCCCAGCGTCGCCGCGTCCGTGGCGGTGGAATAGTCAAAGTTGGCAAGAAACATCCCGGCATTGAGCTGCAAGTTTTCAAATGTGCTTGCCCGAAGACCAGTCGTCATTTTGTTACCTCCTGTTAGGTGTAGTAAGTCACGATTTCGTAGTAAATCCGCCCATAGCAGACGCTTTTGAGCGTCGTGTCCACTTCAAGGCGGAAGAAGTTGCTATTGTTGCGGTACAGCGTGATAAAGCCATCGTCGCAATAGATTGCAGTTCCCTCCGGCGGAATGGCGCGGCGAACCTCGTCGAGGATTGCTGCGCGCTGCAAGTTTACGTTGCTTCCATTTTCCGCCTGACAGCACAGCGTGCAAAGCATTGCAGATTTTCCGAATGCGTCCCCTTCTTGCAACCGAAACGCGAAATAGGGAAAAGACGCTTCCTCCGGCACTGCGTCCTCAACATACGCGGGAATTGGCTTTCCCTCGTAGGTGAAGCTGTTCCAAAACTTGTATAGTTTCCGCTGCAAATCAATCACGCAGTCACCACCTCCGCGTCAGCCTCCCGGAAGTGCATATCGCTTTGCTTGGGCGTTGTCATGTCTCGCGCGTCCGACGTAATGCGGAATACCTTGCCGTCGGAAATCCTCTTCACGCGGTCGTTCGGAAGCAGTTCCAGCATATCGGAAAACACGATGGTGAAAAGTTCGCGGATGCCGTTCTGGTATGCAATCCGGGCTTCCGTGCTGCTGTTGCGGATGAATCCGGCGCGGAACGGCGCGCCATCTGCCCATGTAACAACGATGCCGCCCATGCCGTCGGATTCCGTGCGCTTATCGACGATGCAAGCGTCATCCAGAAAATCACTCCACGCCATCAGCCCACCTCCGTGTACATATGGCGATACGGTCGCAGCTTGTCCGCGAATGCCGCTTGCCACGTCACAACGCCATTGCTGCCAGTTGCGCGCGAATAGCTGTAATGCCCGAACGATTCCGACGTATAAGCCCCCGTCGGGTTTTTCTTCTCGTACTCCGCGCATTCTTTTGCAATTTCGACAAACGGGCGCGGCGGGTAAAGAAACCACAACGTGCCGTCGAAAGTTTCCTCCCCGTCCGCGTCCTCCATTGCGCCAGAAACAAGGCTGTGAACGCCGTCGTTCCGCGCGCTGCCGCTGATGTACACATACGGCGAACCTACATCAGGAACGATTTTCCCGCCAGCGATGCGAATCTCACCCGCGTACTTGCAGCGCTCAAAAAAGTTGTTACACTCGCGCATTGCCATTTCCAGCGTCACAGCCATGTCCCCACCTCCATTAGGTCGCTGCCGTCACCGTCGCGCTGCCGGAGCGAATCACGCGGTAGTCGCTGGTGCATTCCGCAACCGTCACCTTCTGCCCGGTTGCAATCGCAAGGTCAGACGTGCCGTCCCAGTTGCTCCAAGTGCGGACATTCTGCCCGTAGGTCGCAGTCGGCGCGGTCGTACCAGCCTTCACCTTGTACAGATTAGAGCTGGATTCCTTCGCGGGGCTGACCGTCAGCTTCGTGTTGCCCTTGCCAGTGCCAGCGGAAGAGGAAACCGTCAACTGACCCGTCGCCGCGTCCGTGATGGTCGCAATCCAGATGCTCTGCGGATTGAAGATAACCGGCATGAACAAGCCGGATGCCCGCGTCCACAGAACAACGGGGTCGTTCTCCACCCACTGCGACACCATCACATAGCGGTGCTGCCCGGACTGATTGACGTTAAGCCCGGTGTTTGCGGTGTTGACCGTCTCTTCCGGGGTCTGCCCCCACAAGCCCGCGCCGATGCGCGTCATGGCGTTGCCCGTGCCGATGAACGTCATTTTGTCCTGCGGGAAATAGCGCTTCGTGGTGCGAATCGGTCGCCCGTCCGCACCGATGCCGCCATCAATGGCGTACTGCAAATCGTTGGTAATCACGCGGTTAATGCCGTACTCGGTGGAAAGGAACGTATCCAGCGCGGCGTTGCTCACATACGCGCCCTCGCTCAAAGTGCCGTTGATGCGCTTCTGGACTGCGCTGTTTGCGCGAATCTTGTTGATAACCTTGCGGCTCGTTACGATGGTGTCCAGCGTAGTGCCAGCGTCCAGCGCGGTATCAACAACGAACTGAATCTGTGCCGGAATGTCCGCGTCCTCGCTGAAATCGAACGTGAATTCCGTCTGTTCCGGCTTCACGCCGTAGTCGATGGTCAAGTCGAGGTCGTTTTCCTTGATGGTCATTTTGCCTGTTGCCAGAACCTCGTTCTTCGCAACCTTGGTTCGCGTAACAACTTGGTCTGCGAGCATGATGCCGTCACGGATAACGTAATCGTACATAGCATCATTCTGCACGCCGGAACGCAGCAGCGCGCGCATACGCTCAGACTGGTTAATCTTTACTTTAATCAGTCCCTTTTCGATGCTGTGCGTATCGACGGGGATGCGGGTGGCGATGTTCGTCCGGCTGTCGAAGCTGTGGAAGTCCGCCATCACGGGAAGCTGGTACTGGTTGGCAATCTCCTGCCACTTAGCCACGAGATTTTCGCTGTACTCGTCGGGAAACAGCGCGTCAACCGGGTCGTTCGGGCGGCTGACGTTGAAGCCAACGTCCAGCCACTCCTCCTTGGGGATAAGACCGAAAATATTGTTCTCAAAAGACGGAATCTGCATAGTATTCTCCTTTCGTCAGTACGGGCGCACCGTCGCGGCTTCGGCGGCGATGAAGTAGAAGCCCTTTGCCGTCAGCGCGCTCTTGGCGGTGCTGTTGATTGCGGCGGGGAGACGGCTCTCGTAAACCGTGCCGCGCGTCACGACGCTGCCGGGCATGTCACCGCTGGTAACGTCCACGTCCTCGTACACGATGCCGACGGCAGTGCCGTCATTCGCGGGGTAGATAGTCCCCATCTTGACGTACTTCGCGCCGTTTTCGGCGGTGGTAGCGCCCGTCTGCTTAATCTGCTTGGTTTCGCGGATTGCGTCCTCCGCGTTCTCAAGAAAATAACCGGGCTGGTAAACAGTCCCGGTTGCCTTGCTGGTAAAACTCATTTGTTCGCTCCTTCCGGCGCAACTGCGCCATACATATCTTGCGCGTACTTCGCCGCCAGTGCTGCGGCGCGTCCGCTGCCGTGCGTGGCATTACCGCCGCTCGGCGGGGTTGTGGTAGGTGTACCCTGCTGCTGCTGCGTGGAGAAAAGGTCGCCATACTCGCCCTTTAGCGCGTCAATCAGCTTGTCGCCGTCCTTGATTGCGCCCTTGTCGTCGAGTTCGATGCCGTCCAGTCCGCGCTTTGCCATCACAAGGTCTGCAAGTTTCTCCTGCATCCCCTTGCTGGTCAGCAGCTTTCTCGCGGCGGTTGTCAGCGTCGCGGTTTTCTTTTCCGTCTCCACCTGCTGCTTGTAGGCGTCGAACGCCTCCTGGATCTTCTGCGCGTCGCCGCCGCTCTTCTTCGCGTCGGCAAGCTGCTGCTTGAGCGTGTCGCGCTCCGTGGTCAGCGCTGCAATCTGCTGCGCCTGTTCCGCGTACTTGTCACGCTCCGCCTTGATGTCGTTGATTGCATCGCTGTGGGCTTCCACAATCGCGTCAATCGCTTCATCAGGCACATTCAGGGCTTTCAGGTTTTTTCTGGTGAGGATATTCATGATTCAATCTCCTTTGCTTCGGGGCGCGGTGCTTTGCGCCTTTGATTGTTTGCGGGTAGGCGGTGCTTTGCCTTGCTCCGCGTATATGCAAACAGCGCACGGCGGTGCTTTGCCTTGCGCTGATATTGCTGTAGTTAGTCCATATTCTGCTTGATTACGTCCGCCATGATGTCCACAAGGCGTTCCGCGTTTGCGGAATCTGCGAACGTGTCCGTCATGAACGGTCTGCCGGGGGTGTATCCTCCCGGCATGACGCGGAACTCGCCTTTGTCGCCCAGCTTGGGGAAGAAAACGGCGTGTCCCGCGTGTCCATCGTGCACATAATGCGCGTACTCAACGTTTGTGCCGATTGTCACGCTGTTGTTATCGGGGTCGATGTCGGCGGTGATGCTTCTCGCCAGATTGCCAGTGTCGTAGACCTTGTGCTCATAGCCAGTAACCATCTTCTCGCGTACCATGCCGACGGCTTCTTGCCCGACTGCCAAAAGCCCGATTTCCATTGCGCGTTTCAGCCTTTCGCTGATTTCCGGCGTGTGGTCTACAAGTCCGCTCATTCCTTTTCCTTCTTTCGGATATTTCCGTCAGCGTCCACATACTCGGTGGACAGGATGACTTTCGGCATAATCATGCAGTAGCAATTGATTGTTTCTGCTGCGCTTCCGTTCGGGTCGCCCGGAAAGCGGATGTTGCTGTTCGGGAAGCATTCTCCCTGCTTCGCCATCTTGCCGTGCCGTGCCATGTGCGCTTCACGGCTGTTCTGGAAGCGGCAGAACCACTTGTTGTAAACCGTTACGCCTTGGTCTGCTGCTTCCTGCGACGCGGCGTAACTCGCTTGGTTCTGTGACCGCGTCCGCTCTGTCTGCGCCACTCTCCGCGCTTGCCACTCGCTCTGTCCTGTAATGTCGCTGATGCGGTTCATCAGCTTCTTTCTATCTTCTCCAAGCGTGGATGACAGCGCCAGCGCGTTTTGCAGCTTGTGGCGAATTTCGGTGTTCTGCCCCAGATTCTTGTACGCCAGCTTCGTGAATGCTGTTTCGTGCGCGGCGAAAATCGCCTTGATTTCGCGCTTGTTGGGCTGCGCGAACGACACCTTAACACCCGCGCGGTCTGCCTGTGCCTCGATGACGGTTTGCGCCTCGCCTAAGCTGTCGGCGTACACGTCGCCCATCGTGTTCCGGATGTCGTCGGTTGCCCGTTTCCCTGCCTTGCAGATTTCCTCCATGATGACTTCTTCCACGCGATATTGGCGGATGAGTTCGCGGACAAAACCCGCTTTCCACCGCTCCACCTTTTCCGGCGTGTCGTAGTACGCGGGCGGCTTTATCTTGCCATCGTCCACTTGTTGCTTTTTTTGCAAGAAGTCTTTCAGGCGCTCCGTGGCGATGTCAATGGCTTTCTGATACATCTGTCGGATGCGCATTTGCAGTGCGGCTTCGCGCAAATCGTTGCGCTCCACGTCCGTCACGGCTTGCCCGTCTCCCCAGCGTCAAAAAATGCAATCAGGATGCGCAAGACAAGTCGAACCGCAACCAGCCACCAGCCGATGCACAAAAGCCAGTCCGGAACGATGACGTTATTCGCCGCCAGCACTTGAAGAATCACCATCAGATACAGCATCTTCTTCCTCCTCGCCTGTCTTCTGCATCGCCTGTTGCGCCATCCGCATACCCAAAAGCGATTCTTCCTCCCCACGCTTGATGATGTCGTCGATTTCCTCCGGCAGAATCATCGGATTGAGTTTCAGACGCGTCTCCTTGTCCAAATCGCCCTGCGCAGTGTAGATGTTCTGGATGATTTCGCTTTCGTTGGCAATCGTCTGCCGCTTGAAGCGGATTGTCTCAGTTTCGATGCCCAGAATCCGCAGTAACTTCTGCACGAAATCAAAGCACTGCCATTCGTAGGCGTTCGCCTTTAAGTCCAGATTCGCCATGCTCGCCCGGATTGCAACGTTCGTTAGGCTGCCGCCCGTCAGCTCCGACACATCCAGCGCCATATAATCGCGATATAGCTGCCGTTCCAGCAGCTCCAGCGCGGTTTGGCGCGCGGCATACGGCACTTCAAACGTCTCCGGCGTTACTGTGCTGGATGACGTACCGTCCGAAATGTTCGCGATTGCTTTCAGTCTGTGAATCTGTTCCAGCATCAGTGCAACCTCGTCGAAGTTGCCCCCGAAGTTATTCAGCACCCAGTAAACATCGTTCGCTTTCTCAAGATTGTTTCCGAAGTCGGAAAGAACGATGTCGTACAAGTCGATTTTTGAGCGAATCGCAAGCGTCAGCTCCGTCTGCTTCTTGTCGTTGGCGTATAACGGCACAATCGGCAGTGCGCTGTAATTCTCTTCGGAGACAAGGCGCTCGCCTGTGATATCTCGTGCGTATGTCCGCTTGTAGGCGCGTTTCTCCTGCGCCACCTCCAAATCAGAGGCGTTTTCGCGCGTTTTGTACACCGTCACCCCGTCCGGCTCGAACACACGCGCCATCAGCGGCTTGTCGTCGCCAATCTGCCAGAACTGCACGCCAACCATTGGTTCGCCCGTCAGCTCGTCCAGCAGCGCCACGAACCCGCTATTTTTGTCCGTGTACGCACGCAGAATCTCAACGTGGTCGAGGTTCCAATAGCCCCAGCAAACGCCGTGAACAAGCGCATACAGTCCGATTTTCGCAAGCGTCGTATCAAATCCGACGCCCAGCTTGCCCTTCATTTCGTCGTTTTCCAGCTCCACGCCGTTACCCAGCAGATAATTAGCCTGCTGCATTGTAAAGCGGCGGAAAAAATCGCTGTAAATGCGCTGTCCGGGGATTGCTTGCGTTGCCGTCGCTTTCTTCTTTACCTTCTTACCGTCGGCGGCTGTCTGCTCCGTCTCCGATGTGGTCGCTTGCAGCACGACTTTCGCGGAAACTGTATCGTTCTTCGCCTCGTAGTATCGTTGCGCGATGCCCGCCTTGTCAAAGTCCTCGCTGTGCTTGTATGCACCAATAACCGCCAGCGTTGCCTTTGCTTTGTCCGGCTCGTTCTGCCAGTCCTGCCATGTGATTTTGGTAAACATCTGTATCACCCCCCAACAAACAAACTCGCGCCGCTCCTGTCGAGAATCCGGCAGCAGCACGCGGCGCTGTCCGGCGCGTCGTCATGTTCCGCGTCCTCGGTGTAGTCCATGATCTGCGCGATATAGTCCCTGTCTGTTCCTTCCAAAAACACGATATTCCCCCACCACTTTTTGAGGTATGTGCTGATTTTTAGGTACTTGTTCATCTTTTCCGGGTATGCGCGTACCGCCATATTGCGGCGGCGCAATTCCCGCGCCAAATATCCCTTGTCGCCGTTTGTTTCGCAGTAAATCGGGGCGCACATGAGGCGCTCCGTCTCCGATTGCAGTGCCTCCATCAGCGTGTCAACGTGCTTTCGCCACAATCGCCCGTATAAATACAGTGTATCGCCGTCCCGCTTTGCACACGTCAGCGCAGTGTAGTCCTCGCCGCCATAGGCAGCATCAACGTGCGCGATTCCGTCCCGTAACTTTTCCGCTTCCGGCGTAAACGTCGGCGGCGTATCAAACAGCGCGTTTTCGGCGGCGATGTGGCGCAACTCGTAGTTCGCGGCAAACAGCGACGGCGACATTGATTTCCGCAGTTCTTCCAGTTTCTCCGGCGCAATCAACCCGGTGGAATAACAATCGTGCTTTTCCGGCGGCGCAACCAGCGTGAACGCGTCCTCGATGTGCCACGGTGTGCCGATGAAGACGATTCGCCCGTCTCGCGTGACGATGTTCCGCAGCTCCTGGATAACGCCCTTGGTGCGCTCTCGTTCTGCGCGGCTGATGCGGTCGTTGAGGTTTACAACGTCGTCACACACAATCAAATCCGCGTGCTTGCCAGTCATGGACGAACCGCAGCCGATGCCGATTAGCTGGTCAGCGCCACGCGGCGAATCGTACACGCTCACCGTCATACAGTTTCCGCCAGATTTTAGCAGCGTCACGTCCTGCTGCATGAGGATTTGCGCCATGTAGCAAAAAGCCTCGTTCGCGAATACCTTTTTCGCCTGTGCGATGCTCTCCACAACGTCGCTGTCGGTCTTGCGCATGAAAATCGCGTTTTTTCCGTGGTTGAGAACGCACCACATTGCCAGCGCAACGGAAAGGCAGGAGGACTTGTAGGATAGGCGGTGTGCTTGAAGCGTGTAATCGTCCGCTCCGAAGATAATGTGCTGCATCCAGCGTCCGTGAAGTTCGTCCGTTAAATCACGGAATCCGCACATTCTGCCGACGGCGGCGGGATGGTATCGCCAAATGTTCCACACTTCATCCCGCGTCAGTGTCGTCATTTTACTTCTCCCCGCGTCTCTTTCAGCAGCTTGTCGATGTCTGCTTTCGCGTCCTCGGACAATTGCGGCGTTTTGACTGTCACGGTGTCGCCGGGGTCTTCCCCGATGACCTTCATCAAAAACTGGATGGCGGCGAGATTTCCCTCTGCCGCCATCTTGATAAGTCGCACTGTCAAGCCTTCGCGAAGTGTTTTCCCGTTTTGCTGCGGCGCATCTACCAATTCAAGCGCGATTTCCTTGATGGTTTTATTTGCTTGCTTTGCTTCCGTTGACTTCTCGTTTGCTTTACGCGCGTCCACCGTGTTTCCCGCGCCACTCCCGAACCGTGGACCTTTTTTTAGATTCGCAAGGCTATTCGGGTGTTTCCCCTTTGGATACTGTTTTTTTTCCTGTTCCGTTGGCATTTACTCACCGCCTGATTACCTGAATTTCCCGTCTAATACCTGTCTCGCAGAGAGTGCAGGCTGCTTCTTGAACACTTCTCCCAAATTTTCAAGCGTCGTTTGCCCAAGTGCGACGCCTTGGACGAAATGCTCTGCGCTTCGTCGAATCATTTGGGTTGCGACCTTTTTGGCATATGCCTCTTGCTTTTCAGATACACCTTTAGGCGTGTTGACATTGATGCCAATATGAGCCGTTTCCCTCCGCCCTGTTCTTTTTCCAAGTGCAACGGCTTCCTTGGTGCTCCCAAGATACGGTTCCTCGCTTCTTGCGGTCGCAACATATAGTGGGACAACCACGTCATACTTATTTGGAACTAAATATGACATAGCAAACACTTCCAAATCTTTTACAAATCCGTCATTGTCGGCGAATGTACGGATTTTTTCGACGCGTGCGCCGCTATTTTGGTTGTAGTATTCGACGGTTGCGACTTTGCCGCCGGAAACGTAGGTGGAAGAAGTGTTTTTCGCCGAAAGGTTGCCGCCTCTCCCCCCCCACGCTTGCAACCTAAACTGAAACATTTTTTCTCCTCCTGACAACGCTGTCGTAGAATGGCGCGATCTCTACGATATTCCCCTTGCATTCTTTCGGCTTTTTCCCGCAAAGCAGAATTACAGTTGGTGATAGTCGCTCCACCATCGCGTGATACCCATCCAAAAATTCTTTTTTGCTTTCTGGATTTTTTTGCGTTCCAACGGATGAAACGATTACCGGTGCGTTTGTAGGCTCTCCGTCGAAACACCAGCTGAACGTCTTTTTGCTCCCCCAGCAGATTGTAGGGATTACCTTGATGCCGTATGATTGCCAATAAGCCGCAAGCCAGTGTTTCATGTAGTGGCAATATATGTTCAGCGCTTCGGGCGTGTCCTGATAGATGGAGAAGTCCGGGGATGCGACACACCCGGCAAGCTCCAAAATTGCAAGATACCTGTCTGGTTGCGCCCATAGCCGCTTCATGCGGTAGTCGTCCACAAACATATGTATGCCCTGCGTCGCCTTAAAAGGCTTGGACAGGTCGTTGAATGGAATCCACTCCGTCACGTCTGGTTCGCTTGTTGGCGCGATAATCGGGATGTCATATGCGCCTGCGCACTCTGATTTGAGAGGAAACCACTTTGACAGATTCTCGTAAAGGCGCGAAAACTCCACGCTTTATCGCCTCCCTAATTGCTTAAACCCTCGTGCTGCGCTTTTCGTTCGTGATTTCGCCCGTTTTGCGGTTGAGTTTGAACCGCGAACTGTATTTTCTGCGTCTGCTCTTCCTCGTCTACAAGGGAGAAGTCAGCGACGAAGAAGTCTATGTCGTCGTCAAGTTCGATTGTGCCCGGGAAGTGGATTTCGGGAAAACTCAATTCTAAATCTTCCGTCAGAGCTTTCCCTGCATCTTTGCCTTTATTCTTTCCCATGTTCTTTCAATCTCTTTATTTTCATGCTCTCTGCAATCTCCTTTGCTTTCTCCAATTCCAAGGACTGCCGTCTTATACATTCTGAAAAGGTTTTTCGATGACATTACATCTGCGAAGGAATTTTTCTTAAGCATGTCATTTCCTACTGTCGTTTGGAAAATAGCTGAGAAGCAACGCGCACTTCCGGCTTCTTGCATTTTTCCCGTTGGTTTTTGCACGTCCCCGTTATAAAGGTGTTCGAGGTTGAAATTTGTCCCTTTGAAGCCGTTCAGACCGACGATTCCACAACAGCACATATCGTCTCCCATCGTTCGAAGCCTGTTTTCCCCGCAAAAAAACGCAAGACCTAATTCGTGCGCTCTTTCTCTTATTTCTTCGTAGCGCGGTTTTAGTTCTTGCGATTTGTAGCAATAATCCCCTGCAATTTTCACCATTCCGCTGAACGGCTTTGCAAATTTCATTCCTTCGACAATTACTCCATATGCCCCGGCTTCTTTCATTTTGGAAAGGCTCTGCATGATTTCTC